AAGCATTTACGTACACTCGTGAAGAGCGTTCGGAGACATTATCTCAAATGACCTCTTGGTGGCTTTATTGGGGGCTGAAAAAGAGCTGCTAGTGAAATTAAGACCTTGACATGGTGGATAAGAACGAGGTTAAATCGTAGCTGGTACAATCTAGCATGATGTAGAAGGAGAGATGGCAAATGACACACAGGCTAACAACAAAGCAGAAAGCATTGGTTGATACACTCGTAGCAAGTGGTGGCTCAATCACAGATGCGAGTAAACAAGCTGGATACAGTGCTGGAGAATCAGGCAGAGTCACAGCTAGCAAGGCTCTGAGATTGCCACATGTGCAACAGTATATGATGACTTGCATCAACGAACAGCTAAGTATGAATGCTACGAAAGCCCTGAGTAAGTTGGTAAACCTCTCTGATAAAGCAAAGAGTGAGTATGTGCAACTAGAAGCTAGCAAAGATTTACTAGATAGGGCTGGTTTCAAAGCAGTAGACAGAGTAATGCATAATCATATTGGTTCTATATCAGTCAACATAGACCTATCGTAATTTGCTGGCAGTATGCTGTGGAACATAGCTGTAAGTGGGGGTGACCCCAAAAGTCACACACTTACAGTTGCAAGGGATAGTTAACTAACATTTATGGAGAAAAAAGCTTGATAAATATTTTTTTACAGTTAAAGGGATTGATTATGCGTGTTGCTGTGTTAATGTCGAATATATTGAGAAGGAGAAAAGATGCCGAAAACTCCAGCGTGGCAAAGAAAGGCAGGGAAGAATCCGAAGGGCGGCTTGAACGCAAAAGGTCGAGCAAGCTACAAGGGAGGAACTCTAAAAGCTCCAGTAAAGTCAGGGGACAACCCAAGAAGGGCAAGCTTTCTAGCAAGGATGGGGGGAATGCGAGGGCCGGAAAGGGACTCAAAGGGCAGACCAACAAGACTTCTTCTCAGCCTAAGGGCGTGGGGAGCATCAAGCAAAGCCGACGCAAAACGAAAGGCAGCAGCAATCTCACGAAGAAATAAAGCCAAGAAAAAGAAAGGATAACACTATGCCTATGGGAAAAGGAACTTACGGAAGTAAAAGAGGAAGACCACCAGCGAAGAAGAATGGTTTGACTGCAAAGCAGAAGACTCTTCCTAAACAACTGCAATCAAAGATTATGGCTTCTAAAAAGAAGAAGAAGTAATGGCAGTCAACGCAGCTGGAAACTACACCAAGCCAAAGATGAGAGCTGCACTCTTTCGCAGAATCAAGGCTAGTGGTAAAGGTGGAAGACCAGGGCAATGGTCTGCACGAAAGGCACAGATGTTAGCCAAACAATATAAAGCCAAAGGTGGTGGATATCGCTGATGGCTTTAGCAAAGAGTCAGAGAAGCCTACGAGCATGGACAAGGCAGAAGTGGCGAACCAAGTCTGGTAAACCCTCTCTCAAAACTGGGGAGAGGTATTTACCAGAGTCAGCAATAAAATCATTAACAGATGAAGAGTATCGAGCAACAACTCGAAAGAAAAGAGCAGCCATGCGTAAAGGCAAACAAGTGTCTCGACAACCAAAGAAGATAGCAAAGAAGACAGCAGCACATAGAAAGTTTTCATGAGTTTTATAAACACTCTCAAACCAGAAGAACATCGTATGTTGCGTCAGCTTGTAAGGAAGATACATTTCCAATACTTTGACGAGAAACATACAGCTTCCTTCATCACTAATAAAATGCTAGATAATTTTATTGAAGCACAAGGTCAGGAAACTATAGAAAAATTATTGAAGGCTGGAACTGATAAAGGTCTGAGATGAAGTTTACTTACAAGCCTGATGGTAAAGTTCTCAAAGATTTTATGAAGGATAGTAGTTTTTTTCGTGGCATACGAGGTCCAGTTGGTTCTGGTAAATCTGTTGCGTGTTGTGTTGAAGTATTCCGAAGGGCTCTCGAGCAGAAGCCAAATGATGATGGAGTTCGTAAATCACGCTGGGCTATCATACGAAATACAAACCCACAACTTAGAACAACAACAATCAAGACATGGTTGGATTGGTTTCCAGAGAATGAGTGGGGGAAGTTTCATTGGTCTGTTCCTTACACTCACCACATTCTTATGAATGATTTAGACCTTGAAGTAATTTTTTTAGCGCTTGATAGACCAGAAGATGTAAAGAAGTTATTGTCACTCGAACTTACTGGGATATGGATTAATGAAGCAAGAGAGATACCAAAGAGTATTGTTGATGCGTGTACTATGCGTGTTGGTCGATACCCAAGTATGAGAGAAGGTGGTTCTAGTTGGTCAGGTGTTATCTGTGATACCAACGCACCAGAAGAAGACCATTGGTGGGCTATCATGTCAGGCGAAGTTCCGATACCAGACCATATACCTAGAGAGCAAGCAACAATGTTAGTCAAACCTGAGAACTGGAAGTTCTATACTCAGCCAGCAGCAATGATAGAGAATCTTGGTGAGAAGGGCGAAGTATTATCCTATTCCCCAACACCCAAAGCAGAGAACAGCAAAAACATATTACAAAGCTATTATCCAAATATTGTGAATGGTAAAACCAAAAGTTGGATAGATGTCTATGTTATGAATCGTCTTGGTATGATTCAAGAAGGTAAGCCAGTATATCCAGACTTTGTAAGTGATTCACACATTGCACAAGAGGAAATACCAGTTGCTGCTGGTGTACCTTTGTATATTGGTATTGATTTTGGATTGACTCCATCTGCTGTGTTTGGTCAGAAGGTTCGAGGTCGATGGTTGGTCCAGTCAGAGATAGTTGCAATTGATATGGGTATAGTACGTTTCTCAGAGTTACTACGACAAGAGATTGCTACACGATTTGGTAATCTTGATGTCTATATCTATGGTGACCCAGCTGGAGATTTTAGGGCGCAGACAGATGAGTCAACTCCTTTTCAAATACTGCGTGGTGCTGGACTCAAAGCAACGCCAGCTCCTAGCAACAGCATAGACCTAAGACTCGAATCTGTTTCTTCACAACTTAATAAAATGGTAGATGGTAAATCTGGTTTCTTAATAGATAGGAGATGTCCACAACTAATAAAAGGTTTTCAAGGTGGCTACTGCTATAGAAGAATGCAAGTATCTGGAGAAAGATATGAAGATAAACCAGAAAAAAATATGTATTCTCATATTCATGATGCTCTGCAATACTTAATGTTAGGAGCTGGAGAAGGAAGAAGTTTGATGGCTGGACAAAAACCATTGCAAGCTTTCAATGCAAGAAAAGGCTTTGATTTATTTAAAAGACCTAGTATAGCTAGAAAGAGGAACTTTTTTGGAATGGACATAAGGAGGTAAGTATGTGCTTTGGTGGTGGTGGTAGCAGCAGAACTCCTGAACCTAGACAAGAGGTAAAGGAAGAAACAAAAGCTGCGCAAAAAGAAGAAGAAGAGCAGAAGATTGTAAATAGGCAGAAAGCTCTTGATGAAGAAGTAGAAACGTCAGCTCCAGTTAAAACAAGTTTATTCTATGATACTGGTGGTACAGTATTCAGAAGAAAAGTTGGTAGAGGTTCTTTGTTTACAGGAAGTCAAGGTGGTTCTGGTTTTCTTTCACAGGGTGTTCAGACAACACAGACTGGTTTGAGAAGGTACTAATATGCATATTGGTATGCCAACAGAACCAAAAGAGTTAGCAAAATACTACAAAGAAAAGTTTGAAAAAGCTAAGACAATACGTCAGCACTTTGAAGATGTGTTTGATGATTGCTACGAATATACAATGCCTATGCGAGAAACATTTAAATCGAAGACCATAGGAGAACGTAGAGATGAAAAAATATTTGATGAAACTGCTGTCGTTGGAGTACAAGAATTTGCATCAAGACTCCAGCAAGGACTTGTCCCCAACTTTGCTCGTTGGGCTGATTTTGCTGCTGGCTCAGAGATACCACTAGATGAACGAGATGAAATAAATAATGAACTGGACTTTATAACTGAGTATGTTTTTGAAGTATTACAAAACTCAAACTTTGCTCAAGAGGTTCATGAGTCTTTTATGGATTTGGCTGTTGGTACTGGTATCCTTCATGTTTCTGAAGGTGATGCTATTAATCCAATATCTTTTTCTGCTATTCCATTACCTCATGTAGTTCTCGATGTTGGTCCTGATGACAACATAGACCATGTATATAGAGAAAGACAGATACGCTATTCTGACTTGCACATCTTGTTTCCAGATATAACTCTGCCACAAGAACTTACAAACTCAATGATTTCTAAACCTGATGCTAAAACAAAGTTATTAGAAATTGTTTGTAAAGATTATTCAAAACTAAATGAAGATGCATTTATGTATATTTGTATAGAGCTTGATACTCTAAATGTTTTGAAACAAGAATCTCTTACTGGTACTGGTAGCAATCCATATATATGTTTTCGTTGGAATACTTGTGCTGGAGAAGTCTATGGTCGAGGTCCAATCTTTAACTGCTTGAGTGCAATCAAAACTACCAACCTCACAGTAGAATCAATACTTAATAATGCAGCAATGGCTATCTCCGGAATATATCAAATGGATGATGATGGTGTTATAAATCCAGATACAATTAATCTAGTGCCTGGAACTGTAATTCCAAAAGCACCGAACTCTGCTGGGTTACAACCAATCAAACAAGCTGGTGACCTAAACTTCACTAACTTTGTATTAAGTGATATGCGTCAGAATATTAAGAGAGCATTGTATAATGATATGCTTGGTAATCCAGATAGAACACCAGCAAGTGCAACTGAAGTTGCAGAAAGAATGGCAGACCTAAGTAGACGTATGGGTTCTGCTTTTGGTAGACTGCAAGCTGAGATGGTACAGCCAGTACTACAGCGTGTTGTTTATATCTTGAAGAAACAAGGTCGCATAGAAATACCAACAATCAATGGAAGACAGATAAAAGTAAAGTCTGTGTCTCCACTAGCACAAGCACAATCTAATCAAGACATATCTGCAATAGCTAGATGGTTAGAACTTGTAGGAGGTTCTTTTGGTCCACAAACAATTAACCTATTAGTTAACACAGAAGAAACAGCAGCACATCTTGCAAGAAAGTTTGGTGTACCTGATACTTTGATTAGAGATTTAGAAGAACGCAAACTATTAGTACAAACTGCACAGCAGTTAGCACAACAATCAATGATGCAACCACAGAATATGGAGCAAGCACCAAATGAACAAGCAGCAGAGTAAACCAGTTATACAAAGTCAGATAGATGGATTTCCTAGATATCAGGAAGATGATGAAACTATAAGTTTAAATATGCATGCATTGTTTAACTCACCAGTTGGTAAAGAGGTGTTAAAATATTTGAGAAGTATAACTATAGAAGCAGTGCATGGGTCAGCTGTAACAGATGAAGTCTTACGACATGCTGAAGGTTCAAGATATGTTGTAGGTGTAATCGAAAGAAGAATTAAAGAAGGTGATAAAATAGCAAGAGAGGACTAACATGAGTGAAGAACAATCATCAACAACAGTAGCGGAACAAGTAGAAACTAACAATACCCCTACATCCACAGAAGCTCCACAAGCTCCACAAGCTCCACAAGAGGAACAACCTATAGATTCTATGGGTGAACGACCAGCTTGGTTACCAGAAAAATTTAAGACAGCAGAAGACATGGCTAACTCTTACTCACAACTAGAAAGTAAGATAAGTCAGAAAGAAGATGATATTAAATCACAAGTTATGAAAGATTTGGAAGCAGAAGCATATAAAGACAGACCTGAAAAGAAAGGTGATTACATATTACCAGAGGGTATAGATGAAGAGCTTGCAAAGAGTAATGAGTTATTAGAGTGGTGGGCTGAACAGTCTTTTGAGAATGGATATAGCCAAGATGAGTTTGCCGAAGGTATAGAGATGTATAAAAAGGCGATGAACATTGGCACTACTGACCCACAAGCTGAGATGAAGAACTTAGGTGATAATGCTTTGGAAAGAGTGCAAGCAGTAGAGCTATGGTCAAATAAATTTTTTACACCAGAGCAACATGCACAAATAGCAAATCTTTGCTCAACTGCTGATGGTGTTAAGGCTATGGAAACTGTAATGAATGCTCTTAAAACTACTACATCTATTGGTGATGCTGCACCTACTGGTCAACAAACAGAAGATGGTCTTAGAGAAATGATGAGAGATGAAAGATACTGGAGTATGACAAAGCGTGACCCAAACTATGTTCGTCAAGTAGAAGAAGGTTTTCAAAAACTATATAACAAATGACATATATTCAGAAAGGACAGTTTGAGTTCAGACCATGTAAACTTTCTGATGTAGACCATCTTGTTAATAATCTAAGACTATCTGATGTACGAGAATGTGCATTAGTTGGTGCATCTCCAGAGATGGCACTAGCTGTTCCTTTTATGGAAGATGGTGCAAAGGGATTTACAATAACACATAAAGGTACACCTATTGCTATGTGTGGTGTTACACCTCTTGATGATGTTATGCATGTTGGTAGAATATGGTTTCTTGGTACAAATACTGTAGATAAACACTGGCTTACTATCTTCAAACACAGCAAATTGATACTGTCATTTCTTAAAATAGATTATGATTTTGTGGAAAATTTTGTACCACAAGACCAGATACAAACAATAAAATGGCTAGAAAGTATGGGATTTCATCAAGAAGAAGACCCATATTATTTTGATTCTGTACCCTTCATTAAACTTTTCTATTGCAATTTAGATAATTTTGAGCAAAGAATTAGTAAGTCAAGACCCACTATGCACTAAGTGACCCCTTGTGGATAATCATGTTGAGGTGCAAAACGGACAATCAGCGACGTAACTGAAACTTAACAATGGAGCTGAATAATGGCAAATACAATTGACGTAGCCTTTATTAAACAGTTCGAGTCTGATGTTCACATGGCATATCAGCGTATGGGTTCTAAACTACGGAATACTGTGCGTACTGTTGGCAATGTAGCTGGAAACGTAGTTCGTTTTCAAAAGATTGGAACTGGTACTGCATCTACTAAATCGAGAAATGGTATGGTAACACCTATGGAGCTAACACATACAACTGTGGAAGCAACCATGAATGATTTCTATGCTGCCGAATATATCGACAAACTAGATGAACTTAAAACTAACATCGATGAAAGACAAGCAGTAGCACAAAGTGCTGCGGCTGCTCTTGGTCGAAAAACTGACGATATCCTGTATACAGCAATGGATGCTGGAGCTAACTCAACTCAAATACATGATACAAGTGGTGCTGTTGAAAAAGCAGACTTGTTGACATTGTTTGAAACTTTTGGTTCTGCAAACATTCCTGAGGATGGTGGTCGTTATCTTGCTATGCACCCAAAGGGATTTGCAGACTTATTTTTAATTAATGAGTTTGCATCATCTGACTTTGTTGGTGAGCAGAATCTACCATTCGCTGGTGGTATGACAATGAAGCAGTTTCTAGGCTTCAACATATTCTCTACCTCTGCAATTACTGCTGGTAAGAACATGGCTTATCATACTACTGCTGTAGGATTAGGCGTGAACTCTGATGTTTCTACAGAGATAAATTATATCCCTGAGAAAGCATCTCATCTTGCAACATCTATGATGTCAATGGGTGCTGTTGTTATTGATGACAATGGTATCTATGAAGTCTTAGATAATAACACATAGGGGGAAATCATGGCTCTTGATATGAGTAAACTCACTAGATTAGCTGGTGGAAGTGGTGTCAACCTTTGGTATTATACATCCAATGATGCTTTATCTGTTGTGAGAGCAGCAAACTATTTTTCAACTCCTGATGCTACTGGTGGTGAAATGAATGGTCAATCTGCTCTTGGTATGATGAACGAGGGTGATGTTATCTTTGTTGTTGATGCTAATTCAACGCATAAAACTTTATCTGCAACTGTTGTTAAATCTGTATCTGCTACAGCTATTGACTGTGGTGATGGTTCTGATTTAAGTACAGCAGATAGTGATTAAGGATAGGGGGAGCAATCCCCCTACTCTAATATGGCAGTAGTCAGTACCAAATCAGATACAGCAATAGACATTTGCAATAGAGGTTTAATCTTTATTGGAGCAGAACCAATTACATCTTTTGATGATGGAACAACAGAAGCAAGGGTTGCAGCTAATGTATATGAAGATGTAATACAAACATCTCTTACTAATGCTCGATGGAGATTTGCAACCAATCAAGAAGAACTAAATAGAAGAACAGATGCACCAACTGCACGATTTGATTTAGCATATCAACAACCAAATGATACGCTAATTATTCATGCAGTAACAGTTAATGATAATCCTATAGAGTATCAAATATATGGTGATATGATTTATGCAGATACTACTACAACAGATACAGTAGTTGCAGATTATACATTTAGACAAGAAGAACAATTTTTTCCAAGTTATTTTATAATGGCAGTTGCATATAGTTTGGCTCAGATATTTGCAACATCTATAGCAAGAGATGGTTCTCTTACACAAACAATGGCTACTCTTGCTGATAGGGCTATGCTAAAAGCAAGAAGTGTAGATTCACAACAGCAGACAACAAGGAAACTAATTACTGGAAGGTTTGTTCAGAATAGGAGATAACCATGAGAAAGTTGAGAGTACCTTTATCAAACTTTCAGTTTGGTGAAATAAGTCCTTCTCTAATTTCAAGAACAGACTCAAAAGTATATTCTAACTCAGCACAAAAAGTAGAGAACTTTTTTATACGAGCAGAGGGTGGTGTAATTAAAAGGTCTGGTCTTAGCAATATCTATGAGTTTGATACGACTGTTGACACCTCTAAAGTTCAGCAACATAGAATTGTACCATTTATATTTTCTGATGATGAACGATATATAATATCTCTTGAGAATTTAAAGATAAGAGTATTTAGAGTTGATACATCTTTTAATGTCACTCTTGCAGCAACAGTTACACAAGATACAAGTAATGCAGCTCTACCATTTACGCATGATAATATACATGAAGTAACTTATGCACAATCAGGTGACACAATGTTTATTGCTCACCAAACATTTATGGTGCGAAAACTTGTTAGAACTGGTCTTACTTCTTTCCAAGTTGAGACATATACTTTTGACCAGAACTCAGCAAACACAATAGTACATCAACCATACTTTAGTTTTCAAACCCCAGGCATGACATTAGACCCAAGTGCCACAAGTGGTAGTGGTGTTACCTTCACTACGAGTGCAGCATATTGGGATACAACTGGGTCACAACAAGGTGGTAACTATCCTGATTCAAAACACATAGGAATAAATTTTAGATATAATGATGCAGAGTTTCAGATTACTTCTGTGCAATCAGCAACGCAAGCAACTGGTACAGTATTTGGCAATCTTAAAAGAAGATTAAAAGTAGACTCATTCAGAACAAATGAAGGTGTTGGAACTGTAAGAGTTACCTTGTTAAATCATGGACTATCTGCAAGTGATGCATTTACAATTGCTGATGCGTCTGCTGTTGGTGGTATTGCAAGGTCAAACCTAAATGGAGCAAGAACAGTAGCAGAAGTTATAGATGATAATACTTTTACATTTACTGCTGGAGCAAATGCAACGTCAGCAACTGCTGGTGGTGGGACGCCAACATTAGAAACTCATGCACCAGTTACAGAGTGGGCTGAACAATCTTATTCTGCACTTCGAGGATTCCCATCAGCAGTAGCCTTTCACCAAAATAGATTATGGTATGGTGGCACTATTGGACAGCCAGATGGATTGTGGGCTAGTAAGACTGCAACATATTTTAACTTTGATGTAGGTGATGCAGAAGATGATGATGCTATTGATATCACAACTAGCATTGGAGAAGTGAATACAATACGACACATTATATCAAACAAAGACCTTCATGTATTTACATCAACAGATGAGTTTATTGTACCAGCACTACAAGGACAAGTTACAACACCAACCAATGCATCTATAGAAAGACAGACTTCTTTTGGTTCTTCTTTTCTTCGACCTTATATATATGATGGAGCAACAGTATTTGTAGATTCATCTGGTGCGATGGTACGAGAGTTTATCTTTGCTGATGCTGTGAAAGGGTATACCGGTCAACCTATCTCTACATTATCGAGCCATTTAATTAACACACCGATACAGATGAGTATGCTATCAGGTGCTATTGGCAGAGCAGAAAATTATTTGTTTATTGTTGATGCTGATGGTACTCTTGCTGTGTTTAATTCTAATAGAGTGGAGCAAAGAGCTGGCTGGACACAATTTACATCTCAAGGTAGTTTCCATTCATGCTGTGTGATTGATACCCATGTTTATGCAGTTGTTAAATTCGATAAAGGTGACGGCACTAACAAATATTTTCTTTGTGAGTTTAGCAATGTTTTTAATACTGATTTGGCTAAAACTTATTCTGGTACTAATGGGGTCTTCAGCGTTAGTTCCGATTTCGCAAACGGAGCTGTGGTTGATGTGGTCAATGGGACTTTTTATCTTGGGAGTTTTACTGTGTCTGGTGGTAACGTGGACGTATCGTCAGTAGACTCTTCTATATCTTCAGCAGAAATAGGTTTCAAGTTTGATGTTACTCTTAAAACAAATCCAATAGATGCACAAGTTGCAGATGGACCTTTGACTGGACAACCAAGAACAGTACAAAGAGTTGTTCTTGATTTGAACAATACTCTTTCCGTTACTGTAAATAATACTAACTTAATTATACGTCAGGTAACTGATGATATGAGCCAGCCGAGAAATGCAGTTACTGGTAAGAAAGAGTTTAGATTGTTAGGGTTTGGAACAGACCCACAAGTAACTATTACACAGAATGCACCATTGGCATTACAAATTAATTCAATAGTAGCGGAGATAGCGTTCTAATGGCATTACCATTTTTACAAATATTAGGAGCTGTTGGTTCTGTAATGTCTGTTGCATCAACAGTTGCAGCTGGAGATGCAGCAAGACAACAAGCAGAATCAAAAGCAAGAGAAGCAGAACAAGATAGAGAAAGAAATAAAATTAAGTTTGCACAAATGCATAATGACAGAATTGATAATTTCTTTACAGACAGAGCAATAAATAATGCTCAATTGTTTGGTGGACTTGGTAGAGATAAAGGCACTGATAGAAGTTTGAAAGCGTTTAGAAGAAAACAAGAAGAGACTGTTGGTAAAGATATTACAAGAATGGATAGACAGGCATTATTTACAGATGATAAGTCAAGAAGACAGGCTGAACAATTTAGAATAGAAGGTAGAGCAAAACAAAGAGCTTATTATCTTCGAGCAGTATCGCAAGGCATTCAATCTTTCTACAACCTTAATAAGACAAGTGTGTAATGGTAAAGTTAAAAAGACAAACAATAACATTTAGAAATCAACCAATCGGATTGATACAGAGGTCTAATGCTGTGGAGCAATCCTTTGTAAGTACAGCAGAAAGTATTAATTCATTAAACAAAATTGTATTTGATGAACTAGCAGCAGATGCAAAAAAGACTGGTGAAGAAAGAGCAAGGTCAGCACCTATTGAGCAGTTCACTACACTTGGTCCTGATGGAAACTTCAAAGCATACTCAACAGAAGAATTTAAAAGTATGGGTTCAATAGGACAGGAAGCCTATGAAGCGTTAGCTGAAAAGCGTTATATGAAAAGTGTTGAGAATGATATTAAGTTACGCAGTAAAGAACTACGAGCAAAATACAATACAGTTAATGGTGGTGACCAAGCATTTAATAATGCTATGTCTGACTATGTAGACAAGATAGTAGATAATAGTCCTGATGAATTTAAGAATATTATCTCTGATGCTGGTAAAGAGATAGTTCGTGAGCATGTTGCTGACTTAACTCTTATTAAAGTAAAGAGTCAACAAGCAAGAAATGAAACAATGATAAATGAAGATGTTGCTGAGTATATTTATAATATGGACAAAGCACTAGAAACTGGAAATGCAAATTTAATTGCAGCCACTTTGAATACTGGTGATGCAATACTAAAAAGTGCTGAGTTGCATGAAGATACTTCAATTGAAGCAAGAAGTAAAAACTATGCAGAGAAAATAAGAAGAACAATGGAAGCTGTTGGTATGAAGCAAAGTATAAAATCTTTGTTTGATAAAGAGCTGAGTGCAGAAGAAGTACCAGCCTTGCAAGTTTATTTATCTACTGGATTTGCAGATACTGTCTTAAAAAATAATGAAGATTTATTTGAAGCTGCAAAAACAGTTAGAGATAATACAGATTATTATGAGGTAGGTTTTGTTGAAAAGTTTTCAAAACAATTAGCAACAGCAAAAAGTTCTATTCTTTCTAAGTCTGCAACTGGAACTTCTAAAACAAAAAATGCAGAAAAACAATTAGCTAAAAGTAAAATAAGTATTGTATTTGATAAATTTAACAATGCATCAGATACAAGTGTTCAAAGTTATAGAAAAACATTAGAAGAAATAGTTAATATAGCAAAAGAAGCTGGACCAAATATTATTGATTCAGAAGCTGTAAAAGAGACATACAAAGAAAAACTAAAAGTTGCGGTTACACAAGATTTAATAGAAGAAATAAGACAAATGCCTTTGAGTGCAAGAGAACGAAAGGCTGTTATTAAGTACATTACACAAGGTGGTAATGCATTAGATAGAGTAGTTACATACGATGGTGTTGACTTTGAAGACTCTATTCCTCCAGAACTCAAAAAACGAATTGAAGAAATAAAGATAGATTTAGAAGACCAATCATTTTTAGGTTTTAATCAAAAAGGTAAGTTGCTCGAGCAGATACATCAGCAACAAAGAAATGACCAGCAAGATGAATTGTTATTACTCAATGCAGAAGTAAAAGATGACGATGAAAAAAATAGAGCAGAAAGATTACAAGCTGGTAGAAAATTACTACTTGAAAGACGCAATCTTATTACTGAAATAGATAGAGTGTCAAAAGATACAACAGTAGCACAAACTGATATTGATGCTCTTGTTGAAAAGAAAAAAGAATTAGTTAATAGAATCAATACTGAGGTTGAGAAAAAAAACAGTCGTATAACACTTACAAATGCAGAAGCAATAGAGAATGAATTAAACCTTGCAATAACAAATGCTGCTCAAAATGTTTTATATACTATGGCAAGAGATAGTTTAGAAGATGATGTTAAACTGCTCGTATTTGAAAACAATCAATACAAAGTAAATCCAAAGATAGGTAAAACTATAAGTGCTATTGTTGATTATTTCGATAATCCACAAAACAAAGAAGGTGTCCCACAAAATATAATTGACTATAGAAGAAAGGTTTTAGATAGTCCTGATTATTTTATTGATAATGCAGATACACGATTATCTACAATGCTTAAGAATTTGCAAAGTGAGATAACTGCTCAAGCAAATGCATACAAAGACATTGCAGAGCAAATGGATTTACAAGCAGCAATAAGAGATAGGAATGTAGCATCAAGTGAAAAGACATCAAATGTAGTTAATGATATGTTACATGATGTTCTTGAAAGAGAGATGCCAGAGTTATCTGACTCAAGTAAATCAAAAGCACAAAATCTAGAAGATTATATTCTTAGTAAATCGTCACTTGAGATAGGAGCAAAGCCAACACATCACATGTATAAACATATTGGTGATGGTTATTTGCCACAATCTTTTATAAGAGTCTTGAATAAAGCATCAAGTTTGAATAATGAACAGCTTGGTGTTCTTATAACACATATAGTAAGAATGCAACATGGTCACATTCCTGGCACTAAATTCAAAGGAAGTTTCTTTGGATATAGAGGAGCAAGACTTGAAGGTGGTGATTATAAATTTAAAGAAGTAAATGATACGATAAATAAATTATTATCAGTTCATCAGATATCTAAACTCACTGGTACATCAAGAACAACAAGAAGTGTAAGTGCTGACTTAGATAGAATGGAAACACCTTATCCAGTTGATGTTGAGATAACAACAAGTGAACCTTTAGTAGAAATATATCAAAGAATGAATCAACAAAGCAGAGAAGATATAAATAACGATTTTGAAGAAATACGAAAAGGTCTTGTTGCATATATGCCACCTTCCTTAAAATCAACAGATAGAACATATAAAAATACTGATGCTGTGATAGAAGCAATAATTACATCAACTGATGTATTCAAAGGTGGTAATATCCCTCAAGAAATAAAAGAACTTACCGACTATATGTTTAGAGGATTTAAGTTAGGCGGCAGCAACTTAACAGTAGATGCATTTTATGAAGAATATAAAACTTTCTTAGAAGATTTTGTTGCACAAGAATATATAGAAACAAAAGGTAATATATTAGATTTTACAAATAATGGTCCAAAAGAATTTACAAAAACACGCTATGCATTAGAAAGATACTTTAACTCACCACAAAAGTATTATGCAGCAATACAATATATAAATGATTTACTGCCTGATAATGTGGTATTTGACCCTGAGACTGTAGTAGATGAACAGTTTACAGAGGGATATAATTCTGTTGATGCTGTTGGTGCTGGTTATGCAAAAGCATACAGAGCTGGCAAAGCAAAAGAGCAAGCTCTATCTGCACAGCAACTTATAAAAGATTTACCAGAAGATGGTGGTAGAGCAATACTTGTTGCTTATCCTACTGCAAGTAATGAAGAAGTTGTGTATCAAGCATTTCTAAGAAAGAATTTTAGATTGATACCAATAAATACAACAGATGAGAATGGTGATGAAGCTCCTGTTGTGTTTTCTGCTCGAAGCTTAAATAATGCATTGGTACAAGATGGTGTTGTTGATGAAATATTTGAAGATTTGATGAGAGAACACAGAGCAGAAAGAGAAAGAAAAATGAAAGAATATGAGCAACGTATAGATGGTCAAGACTAATTTTTTATTAGATATTGGATACTTCCCTACTGGATTAGCAGAAACACAAGAGTTTGTACCAAGTCAAAATATCTCACCTACATTTTGGGAAACAACACAAGCACAACTTGGCTTTAATTACGACAGTCAAATAGAAGCATTCAAAGAAGACCTTGAGTTTGATACAAAAGGCATTGCTCGACCAGCAGCATATCTATTTGGATTAGCTGGTACAGTTCCACCAATGTTAGGACAGCCAGAAGATTTTGACCAGTTCAAAGTTTTGGAAGATATAAAGAATGCACCACCAGTTCCATTTGACCCAGATTTCAATCCATTCGACCAAGAGTTGATTGCTGGATATGAGGAACATGCAGATTACTTTGCAGATGCAAAAAACTTAGAGCATTTTAATTTTAAGAAAAGAGTTATTGATGAAAATATAAAACGTAGAGAGGTAATTAGATTATCTGGATTCTTTCAAAACTTAGGTGCAGCATTCTTTGACCCAATCAATTTTATAGCATTACCTTTTGGTGGTCCAACTGTTGGCATGGCAAGGTCAGCAGTTCGAGTAGGTGCTGGTACTGGTGTAATAGTTGCTGCTCAAGAAGCAACAAGATATCCATTTGACCCATTAGCAACACCTGGAGAGGTAGCAACAAGTGTTGCTGCTGCAAGTGTTTTTGGTGGTATACTTGGTGGTTTTATTGGTATGCCAAGAACTTTACAAGCTAGAAAAGTTAGGCAAACAAGCGACAAGTTTATTAAAGCAGCTCAGAAAAATAATGAGGATGTAGATTTTGCTACTCATGCTATGGCAAAGGCACAGGTTGATAACTCAGGACCAAGACCATTAGGTGATGTATTAGCACCTTATAACAAAGCACAAGTAAATGATGTATTAGCAGAAGCATCAGAGTTATCTGCTGGTATAAGAATGCGTAAAGATTTACTAAGAGGTAATAAGTTTGCTTTGGAAAGATTAGCAAGGGATGCTGGTGATACTGTAAAAGATTTTACTGTAAGACTCAAAGACGAGATTGATGACCTTACGCAAAGACAAAAAGAAAATTCTAATGTTCAGCGAAATAAAATATTTAAAGATTCAAGAAAGCTTGCAGAAGGTAAAATTACAGAAATAAAAATTGGTGGCAAGATATATAAAAATGATGAAATTGAAGGTCTTGCAAGCAAAGACCAGATTATGGGTAACAAAAAACTATATGAAAATGTTTTACCAAAACTTAAAACGACTCTTGTTAAATTAGATAAAAAATTAAAAATAACAAAAAATAAATTTATAAAAGATAATAATCTTTTATTTGGACCTAATACAGACCAGCGTTTTAATCCTAAAAATGAAGGTCATCAAATACAACTTGATGGCTATATAAATAGTGAAACTTTAAATGCTAAAGAAGTAAAAACAATTCAAGGTTCTATACAAGCAACAAAGAATAGAATAGATGAAATATCAAATAGACAAGCAGATAATAATGTTGCTTTAAGAAATAGACGTAGAGCAATTGATAAGCAGAGTGAACTTTTAGACTTTGACCGGAACACATATATAAATAGCCCATTATTTAAGTTTGTTCCTACTCCTATAAAATCTTTACTCTTTGATAAGACAGCTACTGGTACAGCAAAGTATGCATTGCTCAAGATAGGGCATGATAGTGGCATTGGTCTTGAGATGGTCAAAAGAGGATTGAAGCTAGGCAGCAGTATTTTTCAAAGAAGAAAAACACATGATGGTAAGATATATGATTTTATTCTTACTATGAGAAGTTTCTATTTAAGAAGTGTTGGTATGAGTGATTTGAGGGCTACTGGATTATTTTCTATGGAACAAGTTGAGTGGCAAAAACTATATCAAAGTGCAACTCGTAGAATGGGTGGTGGGTATGTAAAAAGTGAACAAGAGTTTATGCATGATGTTGCTGTTAAGTATATGAAAGATGAAAAAGGTGATACTGAATTTGAGCAAGCAGCAATAGATTATATGAAACAAAAGTTTAAAGATGAACGTATTGAAAAAGAAGGTGTTGGACTTCTAGGTGGTACAGATTTTTTTAAGAGCTTGTTAGAAAATAAAAAATTAGATTTAGAAAACAGAATACCAAAAAGAGATAAGTATGTTAATGAGCTTAAGAAGCTCGAGCATTATTCAAATCCAAAGCTAGGGACAAAAGAAGACCCATATCTTTATCATGGATTTAATTTAAAAAGTGTTCTTGATGACCCAAGTGATGCAAACAAAACACTTGCTAGTTTCATAGATGCTAATGGTAATCTTACTCTGAAACAAACTGGTGATGATTTAGTTGGTGATAAACAAGTTGGTCTATCTATGTCAGAAACTTTTGCTGGAGCAAGAGAATACACATCAGTAAGAAATAAGATTCTTAAAACAAATAATAGACAAGCTATTGGTGATGAGAACTCTTATGTTATTCAAATAAAAAAGTCTGCTTTACAAAAACGATATGAAACAAAAGGTGAAGCAATGGATGAAGTAGTTATTACTGGTCCAAAAGATATAAGGATAAAAAAAGGTGACTACGAAATTTTTGACTTCAAAAGTAAAGCAGCAAAAAGGGCTCGAGATGAAGGGTATATATCTAATTATGAACCATTCTTAGATAAGATACCAAAATATTATAAAGAACGTATACCACAACTTAAGTCATATATAGCCAATTATGAAGAACGCATCAATGGTTTGAAAGATGAAGTCAATGAGCTGATTACACGAATTAAAGAACTAGAAGAATCAAAAGCATTTGGTAAAGAGTATCTTGATGATAACTTTTTTCCAAGAAACTTTGATGCACAAAAGATAAGACAAAACCAAGATAGGTTTATCAACATTCTCACCACAGAGTTAATGAAAACAAAGTATAGATTTAATAATAAAAACAAAGGTAAAAAAGGTAACATGAGTGAAGCTGATGCAAGAGCATTGGCAGAGCAGACTACAAGAAGAATATTACATGAAGAAGAACCAAAGGTAGATGAAATATTTGTAGGTGTAGGTGTATCAAAACATTTAAAAGGCAGAGTTCTTGATATACCAAATAGTAAACTAATAGACTTTATTCACACGAATCCTACTGCTGTGTATAAAAAGTATGTGCAGTCAACTGCTGGTCTTGTTGAGTTCAAACGAGAGTTTGGAATATTTAAAGATATAAATAATATACGAGATGATATCTTTGATTCTGCTATTGAAGCTGGACACACTATTGCTGATGCACAAAGACATTTTATGAATGTACGTTTTATGTATGACAGAGTTGTTACTGGCAGATTGCATGAGAATCCTTACACATTTACTAAAAAGGTTGTGAATGTTGTTAGAAGTGGAGCGCAGCTCAATTTTCTTGGTAGTGTTATTTATTCTACTATGGCTGAACCAGCAACTATTATGATGAATCATGGAGTTGGTCGAACTCTTTATGGATTGCTGCAAGTGCTTGGACCAAATAAAGAACTAAGAAGAACAATAGATAATATTGGTAAAGCTGGCGAAGCCATAGACCTTACACTTGGTTCTTCAAATAATAGATTTGTAAGTGAAATGCAGATGAACTCTATGGGTGACCACTTCTTAGATAAAACAAAAAATGTATTTTACATAATGAATGGTTTGACTCCAGTTACAACTGCTTTGAAAAGATTAGATGGTATATTGCGTATTGACCATTTTATATCTGCTGCAAATAGGTGGCATAAGGGAGAAGCTACTGCTTTTGATAAAAAATATTTACTTAGATATAATATAAATAAAGCTGATGCTGATAAAATTGGTGAGCTTGTAGATAAAAAAATTATTACCAAACATCAAGAAGGTGACAAAGGTTTGTTTCTCGGTGATTTTGATGAATGGGGTGATGAAGCATTAGTTGATAATTTTAAGTCTGCATTATCTAGTGGTATTCTTAATACTATTTTGATGGGTACTCCAGCAGATAAACCAAAGATTGTAGATGGTTTGGTTTTTTTGCGTACATCTACTGTAAACAAAGCTGGATTAGGTGGTTTATTTAAAGAGAGTAAAGACTATCCAGGCTATGTTAAATTTGATATTCCAATTCTTGGATTGCCTTTCCAATTCTTCTCATATTCTTTTGCTGCTCTGAATAAAGTTACTGCATCTATTGCTCAAGGAACTGTAAAGAGTAGAGTAATGGCACCAATTATTGGTATTGGATTAGCTTACATGGCATTAAGTATGAGAAAACCTGATTATGTTTGGGATAATATGGAGATACAAGATAAGATGGCACAATCCATAGAGTATTCCGGTATTGCTGCAATATATATGGATTTATTTTATGAATCACTACATACAATTCTAGCTGTTAATGGTGTTAATATTACTGGTGGATTTCTTAGCCCTAAATATAAGGATACTCCACATGAAGCATTGATAGGTATTCTTGGAGCTGGTCCAAGTCATTCATTAAGTGTTGTTCATGCTATACATGAGATGATAGCTGGTGATTTTGGTAAAGGAGCTGGTGATATGCTTAAGTTAGCTCCATTTGCTGGACTGCCATATATTAGAAATCATGTAAAAGACATAGCTTATGTGCTTGATGAGAAGTTTGACTAAAATTAAAAAAGAAAGTAGAGTTTCGTTATGACCATATCAGTATCAAATAATACACCAAGAGTGTCATATTCGGTTGCTCAAGGGCAAACACAGACCTCTTTTACAGTAAATTTTGAGTTCTTTGCAGCAGCAGACCTGAATGTATTTGTAGACAATGTGTTAAAAACAATCACCACTCACTACACAGTATCAGGTGGCAATGGTTCAACAGGAACAGTTGCCATGAGTGTAACAGGAGCAAGTGGTGGGTCAACTGTAGTCATAACAAGGGACATAGCTCTTGAAAGAACAACAGACTTTCCAGTTTCTGGTGCATTTAATATATCTTCTCTAAATACAGAGTTAGATAAACTAGTTGCAATAGATGCTGATGTTGATGATACGATTGGAAGGTCAATAAGATTACAAGATTCTGATGCTGCTGCATCTATGGAGCTACCTCTCAAAGCAGCAAGAGTAGGTACAGTTATGGCTTTCAATGCTACTTCTGGTGCTGTTGAAGCTGGACCAAGTATTTCTTCCGTAGCGACTGTAGCAACGCAGTCAGCCAACATAAATACTGTTGCTGGTATAAGTGCAAATGTAACGACTGTGGCTGGTATACACGCAAATGTGACCACTGTAGCTGGTATATCAAGCAATGTTACGACAGTTGCTGGAGTTTCTAGTAATGTAACGACAGTTGCTGGTATTCACGCTAACGTCACAACAGTTGCTGGCATAGCTAGTGATGTTACAGCTGTTGCTGGCATCTCAAGTGATGTAGCTGCTGTTGAAAATATCAAAGCAAATGTTACAACTGTTGCTGGGATTGCAAGTAACGTAACTACTGTTGCTGGAATAGCATCAAATGTAACAAGCGTAGCTAATATAGCATCAAATGTGACTACAGTTGCTGGCATAAATACAACGCATTTATCTAATGTGTCTGGTGTTGCTTCTAATGTTGCTCTTCTTGGTACTTCTGATGCAGTATCTGACCTCAATACTTTGGCGGCAATCTCAAGTGATATAACATCTTTGGCAAATTCTCTTGAGAAGACGTATACAGTTACTGTTGCTAATGTAGGTGGCTCGAATGTTTTTGTTCTCGATGGTAGTAACTATCCAGCTATCGAGATGTTTAGAGGTAATACTTATATTTTTAATTTAAATGATGCTACCAACGATGGTCATCCACTAGTATTTAAGAACGGAAGTTCTGCGTATGAAACTGGTGTTACATATTTTCTTAATGGTTCTACAGCATCACAATCAGACTTTGTAAATGTCACAACATTTAATGCTGGTCGAAACTCTGGTGATAGAAAAGTACAGATAGAAGTTGCTACTTCTGCTCCTTCTTCTGGATTGAGATACTACTGCTATGTGCATGGTAATGCAATGGGTAATACAATCACAGTCAAGGATAGTAATATATCTCTTGTTGCTGGTTCGATTGCAAATGTAAACTCCGTCGGTGGTGGTTTAACAAATGTAAATACAGTTGCTGGTGCAATAGCGAATGTAAATACTGTTGCGACTAATGTATCTGGTGTAAATAGTTTTGCTGAAAGATATAGAGTTGGTTCTTCTGAGCCTACTTCAAGTCTTGATGCTGGCGATTTATTTTTTAATACATCAACAAATGAACTGAGAGCATATAATGGTAGTTCGTTCCAAGCAACTTCTCCTTCTGCTTCTGACCAAAATAATATAAATATTGTTGCTGGTGAAATAACTGCACAGGAAGATTTAGGTTCTATTGCTAATCCTGTGTCTACAAGTTCTGGTAATAATATAAATACTGTGGGTCAAGCTATTGCTAATGTAAATACAGTTGCTGGAATATCTGCAAATGTAACCACAGTCGCTGGTATTTCTTCTAATGTAACATCAGTTGCTGCAATTGCATCTAATGTAACAACAGTTGCAAGTAATATTTCTGGGTTAAATAGTTTTGCTGAGAGATATCGTGTGGCAAGTTCTGCACCAACCAGTTCTCTTGATGCTGGTGACTTATACTTCAATACAACAGCCAATACTCTGAATTACTATAATGGTTCATCATTTGTGCCAGTTGTTGCTGGTGCAATGACATCTCTTTTAGTAGATACATCTCCACAACTGGGTGGCAATCTTGACGTAAATGGTCAAAGTATTGTATCTGCATCTAATGGAGATATAACTATTGCACCTAATGGTGCTGGAGAGATAAATTTAAATGGTACTGTCAATACTGACAACTTAACAATAGACTTTGGGAGTATAGCATAATGGCAAAACTTTTAAAATTAAGGGGTGGCACAACTTCCCAACATAGTTCTTTTACTGGTGCTGACAGAGAAGTTACAGTTGACACAGATAAAGAAACATTAGTTGTGCATAATGGCTCACAAGCTGGTGGATTTCCATTAGCAAGAGCTGATGGTTCTGGTACATCGAACTTTACAATCACTGGCGAACTCGATTGTGCAACGCTGGATGTAAGTGGTGATGCTGATATAGACGGTACACTTGAAGCTGATGCAATAACAATCGGTGGCACAGCAATAGCATCTGTTCTTAGTCCTGTAGCTGGTAGCTCAAGCATTGTTACAACTGGTGCTTTGGATAGTGGCTCTATTACAAGTGGCTTTGGAAATATCGATGTTGGGTCATCGTCTGTAACTGCGAATGGTGGTGTTGTTGTTGATAACATCACAATAGATGGAACAGAGATAGATTTGTCCTCTGGTAATTTAACTATAGATGTTGCTGGAGATATTATTCTTGATGCTGACGGAAACAAAGTTAAATTTTCAGATGGTGGAACAGAAATAGGTATGTTTCAAAATTCAAGTTCTGATTTTGTAATCGAATCAAGGGTTCAAGATAAAGACATCAAATTATCTGGAAATGATGGTGGCTCTGGTATAACAGCACTCACACTCGATATGTCTGAAGCTGGTGCTGCAACATTTAATAACAACGTAACTGCTTTTTCTGATGAAAGACTTAAAGATAATATTGAAACTCTTGATGGTGGATTGTCAAAGATATTAAGCATGAGAGGTGTAACATATACTAGAGATGGTAAAGATAATGTTGGTGTCATAGCACAAGAAGTAGAAAAAGTTATACCACAAATTGTAAAAACTGCTGATGATGAAATGGGAACAAAGTCTGTAGATTACAGTAGGATTACTGCTGTGTTAATTGAAGCAGTTAAAGAACTTACAAAAAGGGTTGAAGAGCTGGAGAACAAATAATGGCACTACAATCAAGTGGAGCAATAAGTCTTAATGATATGCACGTTGAGGTTGATGGTACAAGTGGTACAACTTGCTCTATAAATGATAGTGATATTAGAGGTCTTATCGATAAGGCTGATGGTGCGACAAGTTCATTTAATGAGTTCTATGGTGCCGCTAACATAAAACATATTGTTGCATCTGGTGGCTCAACAACAACATCTGGAAACTACAAGTTTCACTATTTTACATCCTCCGGAACATTTTCAGTCACTCAAGGTGGAGTTGGTGGGTCAGCATACACAACTGTTGACTATATCATTATTGCTGGTGGCGGTGCTGGTGGTCATGGTGCTGGAGGAGGTGGTGGCGGTGGTGGTGGTGCTGGTGGCTACCTCACAGGCACATTTACTGCATCTTCAACATTAACGAAAACCATCACTGTTGGTGGGGGTGGTTCAGACTCAGGAGCGAATACTATCCGAGGGGGGAACGGTAGCAATAGCTCTATATCAGGTGTTGCAACGTCCACTGGCGGTGGAGGTGGCGGTTCAGGTGGTGGCAGTAGCGTCAACGCATACAATAATGGAGCGGCTGGTGGCTCTGGAGGTGGCGCATCTGGTTCTGCTCAAATGTATACTCTCTATGGAGGAGCTGGAACATCTGGACAAGGTAATAATGGTGGAGGAAAAGTACAGGAACCAAAAGCTGGCGGTGGCGGTGGAGGAAAAGGTGCTGCTGGAGGAGGTGCCTATGGCGATGCGTCGTATGGCACAGCGGTCAGTGGTGCTGGTGGTTCTGGTTCTTCTACTGGTAGTGCAAACTATAACGGAGCAACAAGAGCTGGTGGGGGTTCTGGTGGCGCACAGTTTTACGCTACTATTGGTTCTGGAGGAAGTGGCGGTGGTGGTGTAGGAGGACGAACATATCCTAATCAAACCTCACCAACTTCTGGCTCAACTAATACTGGCAGTGGCGGTGGGGGAGCGAGAAGCGCCCAAGGAACTACTGCTGGTGTTGGTGGTTCAGGGATAGTTATGCTTCGCTATCAATATCAAGGATAATACGATGGGACATTGGGCAAGAATAGATGATAATAATATAGTTCAAGAAGTGATTGTAATTAAAGAATCTGAACTCGATACTGGTGCTTGGGGTGATAAATCTAAGTGGATAAAAACAAGTTATAATACTTTTGAAGGTAAACACTACGTTCCAAAAGAACATCAAGATTTTTCTGAAGAAAGTTCTGACCAAAGTAAAGCATTGAGATTTAGATTTGCTGGTCAAGGTTTTACTTATGATGCAGAGAATGATGTATTTATTCAACCAAAACCTTATCCAAGTTGGACACTCAATAAAACTAATTGGTCTTGGGAAGCGCCAGTAGCAAAGCCAACATTAACTGATGAAGAGATAGGTGCTGGAAAAGACCATGAGTGGAATGAAGATACAAAAAAATGGGTAGAGGTTGCTTGACCCATTAACAATTAGTGCGGCTGTTGCAACAGCAAACACAGCATTCAATGGGTTGAAGCGTGCCTTTCAGGTTGGCAAAGATATTCAGAGTATGGGGAATGACTTATCCAAATGGATGAGTGCCGCATCAGATATCGAAAACGCACAGAAGAGAGCTAAGAATCCTTCTTTCATCACTAAACTTACACGCAGAGGTAGTATCGAACAAGAAGCTGTTGAAGCATTGACTGCAAAGAAACAACTTGAAGCACAGAGATATGAGCTACAACAGTTTATTAAGTTTAGGCATGGCGTTAATGCATGGAATGAACTTCTTAAAATGGAAGGTGATATTCGCAAGCGTAGGCAGAAAGAGATATACGATAAACAAGTATTGAAACAAAAGATAATTACAGTTATCGTTGTATTCTTAGCAGTAATAATTGGTATGGGTATATTACTAGCTTTTGTATATGGATTGGTACAACTCGATAGAGGGAACATAGGTTAATGACACCAGAAACATTAGACAAGTGGCGTATCCTCCCACGCTTGATGATGCTAGCTATGACCTGTGTATACATTCGTTGTATCGAGTGGGCGTTGAGTCAGCCTGACCTTACCACTCAACAGGCTGGCTTAGTGTCTGTAGTTACTGGTGCAATGACCGGAGCATTTGCTATCTGGCTTGGTAAGGAGTCAAATTAAAATGATTTTTAAGGCAATCTCTTTGATTGGTGGCATGGCTTCTACTTGGATAGAATCCAAAGCTGAATCACAAAAGTTAAATCTTGAGATTAAAAAGAAGCAGCTTACTGGTGATATTGACTGGGATTTGGAAGCTATGAAGGGCTCGCAGTCCAGTTGGAAGGACGAATATCTGGTAATTTTGTTTAGTATTCCTCTTATCCTATGCTTTTGTGGGTCTTGGGGTAGAAACATAGTAGAACAGGGCTTCAGAGCCTTAGAAACGATGCCTGAGTGGTATCAGGTAACTTTAGGTTGTATTGTGGCTGCAAGCTTTGGCATACGTTCAGTGACCAAATTCTTTGGGTTACGAAAGAATGGGAAATAATTGGGAGAAACGTCGTGAGAATCTTCGCATACATAGGGATTGGGATATTAGAAACTTTAGGAGAAAAGATATGGCATTTAAATTATCACAACGGTCGCTGGATAGACTGGATGGAGTACACCCTAAACTTGTTGAGACTGTTAAGAAAGCGATTGAGTATACGGATGTAGACTTTGGAGTTATCTATGGTGTTCGAGACTTGGAAACTCAGAAGAAGCTGTTTGATTCTGGCAAGTCGCAGACTATGGCTAGTAAACATTTAATACAAGATGATGGGTATGCACACGCTGTTGACCTTATGGCTTATGATGGCAGTAATCCATCTTGGGATATTGTGGATTATGATAATATAGCTGATGCTATGCGAAAGGCTGCAAAAGAAGTTGGTATTGATTTAGTTTGGGGTGCAGCTTGGCACAAGTTACTAACCATGTCACCAGATAGTGCAGAGGATTTGATGAATGACTACATCGACACAAGACGAAAAGAATCAAGACGTCCCTTCATCGATGGACCTCACTTCCAACTCCACACCTAGTCAGTTAGCTTTTGACTTTGATGATTACGATGGGCCGCCTGAGTTGTGGCTGGAATACTTGTGGTCACTTCTCCCATAGATTTTTTCTTTCTATGTAAAGAGATATGATGTCCTCAAAGTTGTCTGGCTTTCGAGGTGGTATTGTTGTGTAGATATTGTAGGCTTCAAAGCATCTATTCTCGTTGTAAACTTTTTCGCTTAGTGCCTGGCATTCTCTTGCTGACTCGAGGTCGATTGTAAGCATGAGAATAACTGTGTGTGTCATTTTTGTAATCATATTCTGTGCTTTCTTTGTAAGCTAGGAGGTCTGGCAAGCAGAGCAGTAATAGACCTCCTAGCATGTTTTAGGGCATCTTTGGAGAAAGCACCACCCTAAAAAGGAATATCATCTGATTCAGTATCATTGTCAACAGATGATTGTTCCTGTTCTTGTTTTGGTGATAGCTTAAGAGACAGCATGATACCGTATGAGCCTTGCTTGACCCATGCTGCAACTCGACTATTGTCCGATGGTAAATCAATCGTACCAGTGAACTGTGGTGCCATTCCGTTAGAGCTTTCATTGTCCCACATACGACCAACTTTCATGTAGATGTCACGCACTACGCTACCATCTTTCTGTGTTGATTTGACAACGCATACTCGACTCTCGTTGCCATTGTCATTGAGTGTACCAGTACCACTTAGTTCTTCATTGTTCGGTTGAAAAACTGCACCAGTATTTGTGTTATCATATTCCATAGTTGTCCTTTCTAATTACTTTTCTAGGTTTCTGAAATGTACCAGACTTGCTAGATTCATTACCGTCATCATCTGTGCTTTCATCTGGCACTAAGTTAAGCAGTCGTTGCAAAATGTATCGTGTCATATAGGTAATACCACTACCAATTTGCTGACTGCCTTTCTTGGTATCGTCCAAGCAAGTACACTCACTCTCGATGAATGTATCGCTAGGTATGTGTCGCAGTTGTATGTTGAGTATCGGTGAATTGTGTTCATTCACTTTCATAGTACCAATGCAAATGATGTTTTGCTTTTGCAACTCCATTTCAATCATAGGTATGATGTCCTTTACCTTCATGTACTTGGCATTGAACATTGCATTGTTACCCTCAACTTTTACTTTTTTGAACTCACACTTCATGAGTGCTGTATATATATTATCTTTGGTCACGTTCTTTCTCCTTTCTTTCTATTTCTATCATCTCAGCTTGTTCTGCTGCTAGCTCCAGTTCAAGCTGATGCTTCTGCTTTGTAATATAGCTTTGTAGTTCTGCTAACACTACAAGCTTTGCAAGCAGTTTTCCTTGTCTAATCTGATTGTTTAGTCCGTCCATTGCTTTCTCCTTTCATTATGTCATAAGCAAGTTGTATTGGCTTACGCAGCCGAATACTTCTTCTTCCGGTCTTTGATACTGATATTACTAGATAATCATTAAACATCTCATACACATCGTCAGTTACATGACTAAGCAGTCTTTTCTTTGCATCTGCATGTTTCTCTGCTTCTGCCATAGTCTGTATGTACTCATGTGTATCATTGGTAAACTCATTACTGTGTGCCATATTCTTTTGAATCTTCCTATCAATGGGGATTGCGTTGACCTCTGGTGGGTCCGCAACCCCATTGTCAGCTGGCTTGACTCTTGGCACAACATGGTTCAACCAAAACTTCTTCACTAGCTCCATAATCTTTTCTGCGTACAGTTCGTTGTACTCGATATGGGACTGATGATACTTACTGCCATTACCTTGAATGATTGATATAAATGCACCAGCACAATGATGACGAGTTCGTATTGGTCGTTGTTTCATCATGTGTCTGTGTAAGTGCATATAGAATTGTACTTGTGGCATGTATCTCTCGATAACATCTTGGATAGAGTTGAATGGATTGGTATGTTTGCACTCGAGAACCCATTGTCTCTGCTCCTGGTACTGTGTAATCAAGCCATCAAGATTTGCAGCACAAGGAACGTCATCTATCAAATAGATTCCGATACTCTTGTTTCTCTCAATCATATTCATATCAAGATGATTGCTGTGTTGCTTGATAAACCACTCGACATTGAGTTGTTCTGTTGCGATACCTATCTGAACTTGTAGATTGTCAGACAAATCTTCTGGCTGCTTCTCTCCAATTTTTTCGAGATAGAGACTTTCCCAGTCACCTTTTACTAATCGGATGGTATCACTACCACCCATGAATTTTGTTCTGTCCATGTGCTTTCTCCTTATTTATATAGACATCATAGTTTCATTGATGCAACTGGTCAAGAATTTTATCTATCTGAGCTGCAAAATTTTGTCGTTCATTGACATTGTTTTTCATAATGGCAAACACTTCAGAGAACGACGGAAAGATTTTGTAAGTGCGGATTGCCATACCAAGAGCATGATGAACACAATCTGCTGGCAGTTCAGCAAGTTGCTCGAGGATTGCCTGACTCCTTTCTTCAACCTCTTCCATAGTTGAGTTGTATGGTTTGTAGAAAAGATATTTCCATTTCGATATGCGAGATGCAAGTTCTGCTTTGTTCATAGGTGTCAAGTATGTTTGCAGTACGTCACTTGCTTTCATTGCAGCAGTAGAATCTTGACAAGTAATTAGTGTCCCATTTATTTCTACACCATCAATCTCTTTCAGTTCATCTTTCATTTTGATGTTTGCAAAGGTTGGTGTGCGGAATGAGAGAATGTATTCAACAGCTCCCACTCCGTCTTTTACTAGATGTATTTTGTTTTCAATCATGATGACTCCTTCTTTTTGGTTAGTTTCTTCTCGATAAATCTCTTGTGATAGTTCAAGCTATCCTTCTCAATATTGACTAGCTGTTTGATTAGATTGCTAGCTTTCTCTAACGAGATTGGGAATGAGAGTTTAGTCATATCTTCCATGATATCTTCCCATTCTGTAATCTCATGGTATTGTTTGTCCTCAATGTGATAGGTGGTACACGCTTTTTTCAGAGTATCAATAATGCGTAAGTTACGGAGAACTTGGTTCTGTAACTTCCACAACTGTTTGCCAGTCGCTGGCTTCTCAGAATTTTTTTCCAAGTTCATGTTTAGTGTTTCGATTTGAAGGTTGTCAAAATTGATTTGTATTTCCATTTGGAACTCCTGTTGTTAATTATCGTAATGCTCTATGAGACACGCAAAGACATCTTCCCATACTTCGTCTTTAATTATGACGCAGTATCTTGGAGAGCCCTTCTTGCGTTTACATACAGCAAGGTCTTTGTCTTCTAGTAAATTAAATACATTAGGGAATTGACTGCTGTCTCGATACTTAACTTCAACTATTAAGTTTTTGTCACCGATACCAATAGTCAAATCCCCTCTGTACTCACCACCTAAACTGCCCGATAGTGGTTGTTTCTTTGTCCGTATTCCTAAACTATTAAATAATTTTAGAAACCATCTTTCGTGATAGCTTCCTTTTGCTTTACTTTTACTAACCATTTGTCCTCCTCATAACATTTCATACATATCTTTGTATTTTTGTAAGAGGAGACAACAAAGTATTGCGTTACTTGATTGCACACATCACAGGATACTGATGCTCTGGAATCCAAACCTTTATTTTTTTTGGAGTGTCGCAAGCTGTTCAATAGCCTTTTCAATTTTTGCAGCAGTCTCATAACGTAACTCTGTTCCTCTTAGCTGTCGATAGTATGTTGTCTTTGATAATCCAGCCCAGTTAAAAGCCTTGCGTAAGTCGACGTTCAGCTGTTCGGATTGTTGCGTAAGCTGCTGCAGATAACTTTTCATAATCAACATTATTATCATCTCGCTTTACCATTTGCAAGTACATATTGACTAATTTATTTCCACTTCCGGTAATATAATATTTTCTGATTGTACTTGGTGCTTTTTTATTTGCATACATAAATCTTGTTACTGAATCACAGGGAAGTGATATTACCAATCCAAGTTTATGCTCGAGAAGATTTAATGCTGCCGATAGTGTTCCTTGTCTCATATCTGGTATAAGTTTTGAAACGTGATTTGATAATACTATTCTTTGTTTTTTTTCCTTTGATAGATAGTACAAAGCTGATAGTATTCTAATCTGGTTTTTAGTAATCATGATATTAATCCTTCAAACTGGGTGGCTTGTTAGGCCACCCTTTTTTTTTACAACTTAAGATGTAGTTGCTCATACATTTGTTCTGCTACATCACGTAAGAAATCATCAAGAACAACTGAGTTCATTCCTAATGTTTCAACCATTGATTGTAGCTCAGATACTGTGAGATTGTCTAGCTCGTCATTCACAGTATCTTTGATTTGCTCATTGATTGGGTGACTCACTTGTCATCTCCGTAATGAATCTCTCGTACCATTACATTAGGTACATTAGATTCATTGCGTGAGTCATCTACAAAGTGATACATCTCTTTAATACTTTCGAGTGCTTCTTTTACTTTGCCAAACGAATATCGGACGTCCCAACTTTTGATTCGTTCTTCATCTTCGTGTAGTGATTGATAGAATAGAAAGTCTTTCTGCACTCTTTCTTCTAGTGTTACCATTTGTTTACCTCTTACTGATTTTTGTATACTCATAACATTAACTCCTTCTGTTGTGGCTCTTCGCCTAGTTGTTGTTGTAGTCCAGACAGAAACTCTTCATTGCTCGTTGGTTCATCACAATGAGTTGTACCTCCGTAATGCTTTGACTTTCGTGCGAGCATATATGAACGATACCCAGTTTCTGTCAGTGGACTTTTTACTTTGTTACCATTTACATCAGTTACATGCAGTTCAAAGTGGTCTACCACATAGGGCATACCAGACTCTGAGTAA